ATCCGACTTTCGTCGGGGCAGTCTGGTAGTGGCGCCAGGGCCCCACCCAAAATGCAACGCTGCTTGGTCCCAGTCGAAAGGTCCCAGTATCCTAGAAGCAAATTTCCGAGCAAGATTGATTTCCTGCCGGAATGGAGAGTTTCTCCACCGCTCCTTCGGACGCTGGTTGATCTCGAAACAGGACTGTTCCGCTTTCTTGTATCGCTCCCAGGTGGCCTCTACTCGAAGCTTGGCCCGAGACTCCTCTGCAGTTTGCAGTCCTCGCACTGGCAACCCGTCTGCTCTTTCATCACTCTCTCGAGCGATGCGAGCATTATTGGGCCCAGTGGGTCGACCGTTTCCTGCTTTTGGAACTCTTTTACCAGACGCTTCCAGCTTGGAGAGCCACTCGTCGAAGAGGTATCTGATGCCGAACTCTTCGAGAGCGTCCTGTCCCGATCCATGATCAGATCCATACAGTCCCCGAAGGTCAGCTCCTCGTTCACAAGTTGCGTTAGCAACCAAAGAATCTGGCGCTGTTCCTCCAAAGACAACTGGAACATGTCGATGGTGAGACGACGGTACGTTTTCGTTGAGCTCAGCATTTTCTACTCCTCCGATGTTGGGAACGAACAAACAACTCCCGCCAGGCTGTCCGGGTTGTCCGATGATTTGGACTCCAAGGGCTTTGGCGAGTCGCTCGTGAACACGAGCGAGGGGCGGAGCACAAGCAACATTAACGCCCCCGAAAGGGCGAGGACGGTGATTAGCCATAGAAAGATCCTAATAGCCAAGACTCCCATTGGGAGATCCAGGAGCTGATGCGACAGGGAGCCTCTTTCGAGGCCCCCCGAACGGTTGGTCCTACCATTCATGGCAGTCACCCTCTACTTTATCAGTAGAAGGGCTCCTGACCATAGATGGACGGCTTGACCGTCGCATTGGACAGGTGGTTGATGGAAACCGCCACCAAGTCCTTCTTCTCCTGGTCCGTCGCATCCTGGGCAAAGTTATAACGCACTTGCACAGAACTGACACGGACTCGCGTCGTCACACCGTTCACCGTACCCAGAGTCGGCAGTTCATAGCCGAAGATCCGGGAATTGGCACCAGACGAGCTCTTGGCTTCACGGTATTCATCCGTGATCTTCCAATAGCCAATGGCCTGGCCGGCGGTCTTTTCAAACCACCGAGCCACACCTTTAACGTCGAAGCCACCAAAGGCGAACGTGCGATTAACGGGAGTTGCTGCACCATCAGCGATGGTGAGTGGAGCTACTGCAGGCATTGTGCCTTCCTTCGATTCACTTGAGGCGGCGGGATAACCCCGCGACCATGGAATTCCCCATAGCGACATGCTATGAGGTGTTGCAGGTTAACGCACTCGTGACGCCTCGGTCAACAAAGCCAAGGCATTCATGAGGTGGGTCGTACTAATCGGGTTCTTGACGCTAGGGAGCGTCGCGAAAGGCACCGATGTTCCTGCAGTCCTACTCAGCTTGGTGTACCTCCACTGTCCGGTCCAATCTTGGACAGTAGGGTATCCCGTGCTTTGCGTAAAACTGAGGCCCGTTACTACTGAATCCAACTTTGTAAAATTGGACTGTGAGTAGCCCTTGACTCTCCATCCGGCTAGCGCGTCCATCTGGGAGAAGTAATTCCCAAGTGGGTATGCCCAGTCGGCTACAAAGGAGAATGGGAGTAATTCCCATGCAAGGAGAACGGGGTTAGTAAAACCCAAAGCAGCAGCAGTTGCCAAAGCA